CCTGGATCATGCCATTAGTTTCGTTCTTGGCGCCGATAAGCGCACGAACGAATGTATCGAAAGCAGGGGCCAGCTCAAGCGCTACCGTCTTGTAAAGCGCCTCCTTGGTTGCCGTCAGGCGCCGCAGGTCTTCCTCGTAATTCTTTGCAGCGATCGCCTGCGCTTCGGTTGTCTTGACAACCAAGTCACCAGACTGCGCCAAGTCCTTCATGAAGGCCAGCATCTCGGCGCCGCTCTTTCCGAACAGAGCCATTGCGATTGCAACTTTTCCCGTTCCGTCCTCAAGTTCGTCCATCTTGTCAGCAACAAGCTTGAGGTTTTCAGCGCTATCTTTGCCACGCAAATTATTCAGCGTCAGCCCGAGAAATTCCAGCGCCTTTCCAGTTCCCTTGGCGTCATCGTCGGAAGCGTGCAAGCCTTTCGACAACTTGTTCATGGCGGCTGTAACAAGCCCCATGTCTGTGGCTGTTACCTTGGCGACAGCGCCAAGCCCAGATAGATTCTCGACGCTGGCCCCGGTCTTGTCGCTCAGTTTCTTGAGCTGCGACGCCGACGCAATGATCGAGTCGAATTTATCTTTGAGCGTCGACAGGGCGAGGCCGGAACCAATTCCGGCAAGGGCAAGGCCAACGCCTTTGAATGCGCTCGTGAGCGATGCGCCGGTACTGCTGGCGAGCGTCGCCACACGCCGCATCTCGGATTCAAACTGGCTGGCGTTGGCGGTGATCTTGACGCTTGTGGTGTTATCGGCCATTGTCAGCTCTCCTGTTCCGCCTGAAAGTCGCGAATCGCTACCAGGCGGTGAATCATTAGATCAATATCATAGACGCCAAAAACGTCGCACGCCGTCTCCAGCCCTGCCCAATCAAGGCCGCCGAGAGTGTTCCATACACGGATTGCCAGGCCGGTGCCGGTGTCCGGGGTAGCTGGCCTGAGCTGCGGCGGTAGCTGCTGCTGCTCAAGCCAGCTCCTCAGTTTTTTTGCGCGTCCGCCCGCGCCGCCAGATGGGATTCGTAAGATTTCATGAACCCATCCAGCAACGGCGGCAGCAGGTCGATTCGGTCTGATAGCCAGTCGGCACAGGCCACGGCATCGAACGGCAGCGGGTGCGGGTCTCCGCCTGGAATGAGGTCGATTTCCTTGACGCCTTCCCATCCGACGATATAGGCCAGCACGGTTCGCGCCGTGCTTTTACCTGACTCGACCAACTCCAGCCACTCGACATCCGTAGGACGGCGCAGCGTGAAGGTGAACCCGCCCGTCTCGACCTGGAATTCCCGCGCGCGGCGCAGTTTGTCGACCAGAGCCATCAGGACGCAAAGTAGGTTGGGCTGCCGCTCATCGTGATGACTGCCTTGGTCGTCACCAGTTGCTGCGCCGATCCACCCGGAAGCAGGTTGGCGCCAACGTAGCCAGTGAACACCATGATCTGGCCGCCGGTGCCGAACGTGAATTTGAAGGCGCGCTTCGCTTGGGCGTCGTAGGCTGCTTTCATGGCGATCAGGCCGGCATCAGACACGTCCCAGATGTTATCCATATCGAACGTCGCCGCATCCGGCAGGCCGGGAATCTGCGACTTTTGATTCATATGAATTGTCGTCGTGTCGATCATTGCAAAGTTACCGCCCGAACTCGTCAGCGTGGTTGCCGACGTGACCGATGTGCCAAATGTGATCTTCTGCGCGGTGCCGCTGGAGAAGGTGTCGTAGTTGGTGGTGTCTTCGCCTTCGAGGGTGAACACCGAACCCGACGCTGAACTGACGCGGAAAACGCGGTCGTTGACCTGCCACATGCCTTGTACTGCCAGCACGACGAAATCGCCGTTGGACAGGCCGTGCGCCGATGACGTGGTGACGACGCCACCGACGGCTTTTGTCAGGCTGTTGATTGTGAGAGATGCGCCGAGCGCTGACTGCATTGCGACGGCGACTTGTGACCATTTGCGGGCGGATGCCATTGTGTTTCTCCTTTCGTGGTGCTACAAAATCGTGCCAGGCACGCTTGATGCAGTGCGATAGGTCACGCGGTAAACTAATTCGATGCGGCCGACGGGCTTTTCCAGCGTTTCGTCAAAGCCGACATTTATGGCGACGAGTTCGGCCCAATATTCGGCTGACATTGCTACCTCCACCTCTGCGGCGATTGTGTCCAGCGTGTCGTCGAGAGTTCCGGTAGCCTTGGCCAGCCCGATGATGCTCACTGATAGCACCCGCTCGTAAATGTTGCCGATGGTGCCAGGGTTGATCTCTTCGTCGTTCGTGGTGATCAGCAAGCACGGCAACACATCCTGCGTCGCCATCCGCGACTGGAATACCCGCGTGCCGCACGTCGTCAGGCCGGTGACGCGAGCCGCAAGTGCCTCACGGATTTGCTGGCGGGCGTGTGACATCAGACAGTATCCAAAGTCAGCAGTACATCGCCGGCCTCGCTATCGGCCTGCGCACGGGTAACGGTGTAGCTGGTACTGCCGACCAGTACCGGGTCTCCGTTGACAACTCCCGCCGCGTCTTGCGCTGTCAGGCGCAGCATCGGCGACACGCCGGCCACCAAATCAAATGCAAGCGCTGGAGACTGTACAAATACCCCTGTCACAACGCGCAGAGCTTGGCCGGTCGGCGTAATGCTGACCGGCCGCCCAAGGCGGCCGATGATATTCCCGGTGTGAGCGGCAAAGTCGACCATTCGCTACAGTGGATCAGGTAGCAACCGGCAGATACTGGCCAATCTTCATCAGCACGGTTGACGACGGGTTGCTTGCAGCCGACACCGCGACGCCAACAACCTGTTGGGCCGCGGTCGTCTTGTTGACAACCTTGTTCGTCGAATCCCAGAACAGCCGGTCCCCGACGGAGATGGCCAGCGCAGAGGTTTTGCCGATTTCGACAACGCCCTCAACGACGAATTCTCCGGGAGTGCTGATGGCCACGTCTTGCGTGGCGACGCCGAATAGGCCGGCACCGAACAGATAGCCGATGCCGGATGCGACGGCAGCGCCGGGGGTAAGGGTAAGGACTTCACCTTCTTGCTTGTACGTCTTCATTGTTTCTTTCCTTTCGGGTTATCCGGGCGCTTATGGGCGCCCAGAGATCAGTCTTAGTTACCCTTGACCAGGCCACGGAAGTCGATAGCCTTGGCGCCGAAGTCGAGGCGGGCCTTGAATTCAACGCCGTCGATTTCCCAGCCGTCCTTGGTTTCGAGGTAGACGCCTTGGTTGCCCTCGAGGTAGGCATACTCGATGGTGTCGATCTGTGCAGGATCGGCGGCCATATACCATGCCGTGGTGCTGGCAGTGTCGAGACGCGGCTCGGCAAGCACTTGAAGGGCACCGGCAAATGGGTTGATCGAGGACGAGGCGGAAGCGGCGTAAGCCTGGCTGGTGAATTGCTGGGCGATGGTTTCCAGAGCAGCCGGTACCAGCAGATAGCGCGGGGTGACGTTGATTTTGCGGCCGTCAAGGCCAGTCTGAACCCGCATCGCGGCGCGGCAAACACCAAGCTGTGCGACGGAGATGGCGGCGCCGGTTGGCAGATTACCGTGGCTGGCGTGGAATAGGGCGATGCTGTCGGCCAGTGCGGCGTTGGCGGTGATGATGCCCCAAACGGTGTCCGATTCCAGATCCGCAGCGGCGCGGCCGAACATTTCCGGCAAACGGGTGAATGCCGAGAGATCGTCATTGATCAGCGTCTGGCGAGTCAGTGCAACGATCTTGCCGTATGACGCGATGGCGTAGGTTTCGCGAGCTTCCGAGACGGAGCCATACTTGTATTCGCCATGCTCGTTGACCTTCTCAAGAGTCGGAGAATCGCCGAGAGCGGTGCGGGCGATGGTCTTGAAGTCAGGCGCAGTCACCATCCTGGTGAACGGCTTGAACGTCTGCGGGGCCGCTTCATACGCCTGGCGCAACGTCTTGTTGGCGACGTTGGCGAGGATGTACGGAAAATCGCCAGTCGTCAGCATGGCTCGGGTAGCGATCTGATCCCGGCTCATTCCGCGAATATCGACGCCGCGTTGAGTGAGCAGTTCGCGGCCGATTTCGATCAGCGACAGGCCAGAGAAGCGCTTTCCGTTGTCCGACAGCTTGTGTTGTGCGGGGTTGTAGCGATGAAGGAGAGCCTCTTCAACGCCGGCCCGACGGGTTTCAACCTCGTCGACAAGCGTTTCGATGTGGCCCATTGGCGGCTTGATCGTGTCATTGCTGCGCTCGGCAGCCTTGGCGATTGCCAGGCGGCGCGCTTCGTCGGCTGACGTGTCCTTGGCAATCAGCTCATCTGCGAATGATTGATCAAGACGCAGGCCGCGAACAGCCTCGTTGATTTCAGTGACGCGGGCACGTTCAGCGGCGGTTGCTTCCCGACGAATAACGTCGAGGTTGAGTTGGTCCTGCTCTTTATTGTCCATAGTGGACTCCTTTCTTTGGGTGTCGCCGGAGTCCGGCAGTTGTACAACTTCAAAATTCTGGCTTCTGCCGATTCCAATCGTGGCGTCGGCCGGCAGGTCGACAAGGGAAATTTCCATCGGTGTCCATGAAGTTACCCGGTACTCGTCCGGCGCGTCCGAGTGTGATCTGAGCAAGGTGCGCTCGTTGATCTGATAGCCAACCGAGACATTGCGCACGATGCCATCGGCGATGTCCTGCAGAAGCCCGGCGATTTCCGGACGGCGCGAGAGGCGGATTTCTGCGCGCCCAACGCCGTCCTCGATCCATGCCTTGTCGACGACGCCGATTGACGCCATTGGCGAAGTGGATGCGGTAGCGCCGCGATCATGATTTGCCAGCACCGGAGCACCGGAGTTCAGGCGGGATAGATCGACCTCGGACGATTTATGCCCGAGAATCTCCACCCAGGGTTCGTCAAACCAGGAGGATCTTGTGTACGGAGTTTCGGACGAGAACGAAAGCGCCAAGACGGTGTTTCCGTCTGCCCCTTCGCGCACGGTTGGGGCGTCCGATGTGCGATAAAGCATTCCCTCGATACGGGATTTGTCCATGCTGACACCTGGTTGCCAATAATGGCGCCATCATCACCGAGGCGGCAATTGCAAATACACGGAAAATTGCAGTTTTTTACAGCAGCACAGACAACAAAAACGCCTCATCGTCTTCGACTGGCCGGATTTGTGGAGGCTTTGCTGTTGAGAATCCGGTCCCGCTCCGATATTTGAGGGGAGGCATGATGACGGACGTCGACGGCCATAGCCCGATGCGCGCCAGCAGATCGGCACCGTAGCCGATTCCGAGCGTGGCGATGGCACGTGGATCAAGCACGCTGCACCGTTACCGTTCCGGCAGACTCGCTGACAGTCTGACTGACGGCCCCCGCGTTGATAGCCGTATCGCTGGCAGTCATCGGGTTCGCAGGATCAAGCCCGAGCCGCTGCCAGACATCGAGGAGCATGACACCAGCGGCGGGGCCGGAGTCGGTGGAGCCGGTGCGGGTGCTGGTAATCGTGCCAGATCCTGACAGGGTGATCGTCGGGCCGAATGTCAGAGTGGTCGTACCTTGCACCAGTGGATTGGCGATATCCAAGCCAAGGCGACGCCAGATATCTGCCAACATGTCGACCTCGGCTTGCGTAATCGTCGTGTCGGCTTGCACATAAGCACTGAGCGACGCACTTGCGATTGCCACCCGCTGAACAGCAGAATCCAGGCTGGCCGAAACCGAGAAGGCAACGGACACGGCAGCACTGGCCGAGGCGCTGGCGGTGCGTTGCGCTGTGATTGCCGAGTCGATTGAAGCGCTGGCAGTGCGGGCCGCACGGATTGCAGAATCAATGGACGCGGTAGCGGCATTCGCTTGGCGGACAGCAGCCGACAGGCTGGCTGTAATCGATAACGCGCCCGGGGCGGTGATACTCGCGGATAGACTAGCTGTTGCGGTTGCTGAAACTTGTACCGCGCCGGATATACTGGCTGTTGCAGTTTGTCCAGCACGGACTGCTGCCGACAGCGATGCTGTTGCGGCTGCTGCAAGCCGAACGGCTGCCGACAGGCTGGCTGTTGCGCTTTGTCCTGCCCTGACTGCTGCGGACAGGGATGCGGTAGCGCTTCGCGGTGCCTGAATCGCCGCATTGACAGACGCGGTTGCCGTGATTCCCGCTTTGATAACCGCCGAGACAGATGCGGTTGCTGTGTTCCGCTGGGCAATCGCTGCGGATAGCGAGGCCGTCGAGGTGTTCGACACCCGGATCGCGGCGGCAACGCTGGCATTAGCCGAGCGCGGTGCCTGGATCGCGGCGGCAATGTTTGCTGTCGCCGTCTTTGGAGTTGAGCCGGCTGCCGCAACCGGGAAATATCCCGGAAGGGGCTTGAATATCCGCCACGGAACATTGTGCAAATCCTGCAATTCCGCGAGAGTTTTCTTGACATTCCACGCTCTGGCAAAGACGACGGCCCCGTTCAGCGCACTATTGCCGGAGGCCATGCCGATCTGCAATTCATCAGTCGTGTTGTTCGTGCCGATGTTTGCTGCGCCTGTCGAAACCACCGACAGCGATGTGGTCTTGTCGACGCCGTTGATCAGCAGCAGCTTGCTGGATGTGCTCCACCACGAACAGATGATGCGATACCAACCCGCCGTCGGAAATGCACCCGATAGATCGAATCTCGTTCTGTTCGATGCGTTATCATCCGCAGGAATCCAGATCAGGGACCCCGAAGATGCCTTAAGCAGCCACTCCTGCGTGTACCCGTCCCACTGTCCGCAGATGATACCGGTTGGATTCGCACCTGAGAAATACACAAGCACATCCCAAGTCGCTTCGGTGGCTCCGTCCATACCATGGTGCACGCCGAAGGTGCACGCCTTGGTGGCCTGCGAGCCGGAGAATTTAGCTTGAAATCCTTTTGATCCGCCCCCGTAGGTGACTCCGGTTGCCGGAATGGACGCATAGTTCGTTACAAGATCGCGCTGGCCGAGCGATGCCTCGAAGGCAAACGCCAGACCACGGCCCCATTTGTCATCGAACCCGGAGAAAACGTCTGACTGCTGTTGCTCGAATCCTGGGATTAACAACACCGGCATATTAGGTCGGCATGTAGCTGAAAGGCGTGATCTTGACGGTCAGTGGGTTGCTGGTGTAGCTGGCCTGCTGGCCGCAGTTATTGGCCACGAAAAATCGCGCCTTCTGCACGCCCAAGATGCTGATGACGATTGCTTTGATGGTGGCCACGTCCTGATTGTCGACGATCCACGATCCAACCCACTTGGCGAGATACATGATGTCGGACGCGCCCGGCTCAGGCGTCTCGTCTCCGGTCCCGTCGATGTCGTCCTGCACCATGTACAGGTCAAACGTCCCGCCAGCAGTGGGCGCTGCGGCGAACGTATCCGGCACGCCGAGAACGGCACGGGCGTATGGATAAAGCAGCGTCGAGTTGTCTAGCTGCGTATTTGTCAGCCCGGTCAAGCCGGTGTAGGTGTTCGCCCCGCTCGCCAGCGCGGCGGCGAGTGATATCACCGTCGTCGAACTGCCGAACACCATTTTCAGTTCGTTTGCCATGGCTAGAACCTGTTCAGCGCGTTCGAGATTTCGCCGATGGGAATGTTTCCGGAGAAGTTAAGTTTCCACGCCGCAATCGTGTTTTCCGTAGCGACTGTCCCGCCGAGATACTTTTCGCCATTGGTCGCCGGGCGGGTGCAGGCGGTGAGGACCGCCTTGCTGTCCGTCGCGCCCCATGCGTCAGTGACCGCCTTGCGAAATTTCTGCTTGCCGAAATTGATTGGCGCGAAGTCAAGCATCATCCGCCATGCGTCGCGCTTGCCGGCCGTCAGGCTGTCGAATTTGGTCACGTCCGACGCCTCGAAAAGATCGACGCCGGTCATTGACGGATTCCACGCGCTCTGTGCGGACGCGGCATTGATCCACGCTTCCATGGCCACATCGTTGCGGATGGCCAGCGCGTCGACGCAGGCTTGGTTGGTCTCTGCGCGAATGGCAGCGGCGAGTGTTTGTAGTTGCGCGTCGAGTAGCATTGGTCAACCTTTCCTGTCGTCAATGTAAAAATCATCGAATTCGATCCGATACGGAGGCGCGGGTGGCTCTGGCTTCATGGCCTCAATGGCGATGCCGAACAGGATGGCCACGGCAGCACCGATGCACACGACGAGCAGAACAATCCACCACAGCGCGTGAAGTTGGGAAAGAAAGTTAGCGTCCAGGTTCATGATGTTTTCCGAAATAGTGATCTGCCAGCGCCTGCTCTTTCGTTGCCCAGCGTCTGATCGAAACAATGCGATGGTGCACCACGACGTAGTGGCCAGAGAAAAACAGCCCGCAATCGTCTGCGCTCCATAGCCGGCCGCGTGGCGGGTGATACTCGATACTGCGAAAACTTCTCAGACCGACGCGCTCGGCATAGCCGAAATGCGGCAGCATCTGGAAGAACGTTCTGGACCGTCGAACCCAGGCGTATTGATGCCCGTGGCTGGATGCCCAGAGCGCCATGGCGACAATCCAGCAATTCAGTCGATGGCGCATTCATTGCCGCTAGGGATTGATGTCAGCACGGCTGACGATTACATTGCGCCCGGACTGATAGACGCGCACGCCGTCGAGTTCACAGACAAGCCAGCAGACTTCCTGCGCGCCTTCCGTGCCGACGCCTTTGATGGCGCGGCGCTTGAACATCCGGCCGCCGACAAGAGACACGGTGATATCGCCATCGGTGCCGACGTGATTTCCTTCCGCGTCGGTGGTGATTTCGTGAACTTGCATTAAATTTCGTCCCAGGAAAGCGTCAATGTCTCGCTTGGCGTGATTCCACCCGATGCCGTAGTCCCAACGGTCAGCATCATGACGCAGTGATCAGCTTTTTCGCCGGTGCTGGTGTAGGGGCCGGCACCGAGGGTAAGCGGGGATCCGCTGGTGTACGTGAATGCGTCGGCATAGCCCGCCGTCGCGGTGGCTTCTGCCGGCGTGGCATAGGCGGTGACTGCTTTGGCATAGAGTGTAACGCCAGTTCCAAGCCCATTCGCGCCGTCCATATAGACCTTGACGTTGGTGATCTCTGTGTAGGTGCCGCCAGACACGTTCATTCGCAGCCACTTCTCGAACGAGTAGTCGACGCCGGCGCCTGGTTTCACCATCGGGTTGCTGGTGTCGACGGTGCTGTTGTCGGCATTCTTGAATCTGATATTCCCGCTCGTCTTGTCCGTCTGTGTTCCACCGGCTCCGTTTTTTTCGACTAGCTGTACTGTTGCGGCCATTGGGTTTCCTTTTTAGGCGTCTTCTTCGATCTGGGTGGCGTGGGCAATGTTTCCTGCCTTGTCGCGAATGATGGTTGTTTCCGTCTTGCGTGCCGGGAGCGTCAATTCGACAGATGCCGGCATCACGGTATTTTCGACGGTGATATTCGGCTGTGCGACATTGACGACCGGAGCAGGATTGGCCGGGGCGTGGTTATCGACTCGTACCGCAGGCGCGGCGACATTGACAACCGGGGCGGGCTGCTCCGGGATGATGTTGTCGACGCGAACATCTGCCGGTGCGACATTGACAATCGGGGCAGCAACATTGATGACGTGGGATGGTTGCTCACGCACCGCCGCAGCAATTGCCGATACGCCAGCTTCGAGCCGCGCCGAGTTCTGCTCTTGATGGCGTTGCATGATTTCGGCGATTTCACGCTGGTGTTCAATCTCGGCAAGCGCTTTGCCGTTGGCCTGCGTGTCGGCGCTGGCGGCGGCAGTATCAACGGGTGAGACTGGCGGCACGGCGATGACGTCGACTGTTATCCCGAGCGTTTCAAGATGTTTCCGCTCGTCGGCAATCTCGGCGAAGATTTTGTCAGGATCTTCGCCCCTAGCGCGGATGGTTTCGGAAATGCTGGTGATGCCAGCAGAAATTTCCGCACGCGCCGCGTTGACGTCTTTGAGCGGGTCAACCCACTGCCGACGCGGGGGAGTCCACTTGGCCATGGCCGGCGCAGGGGTGCGGATAGCCTTGACGGCGAATGCAGTCTCTGCCCAGCGTTTCCAGATCGGCGCCAACATCATCGGGACCAGCACATGCCACTGGAGCATGTCGACTGTCTTGTAAAATTCAACGAGGCCGGCGCGAATTGAGGAGTAATTCACGTCCGACAGATCGCCAGTCATTTGCTCGTAAGTGATCCCGATGCCCGAGGCGATCGCCCGTAGCTGCGTTTTTGTATAGGCGCCGTAATCGCCGCCATTGGCCGGCGCACCGAAGCGGATATCCTGCCCGGGCTTGAGATACTGGATTAGCCCAGCCCCAAGCGTTTCGATCCTGTTCCCGTTGATATCAGTTGTGCCTTCGGAGAGGCTGACGCCATTGTCTTCGGTGGTGACAATCGCCGAGAAACAAGACTCGATTCCCTTGCGGACTAGCTCGGCCTCTTCGTAGTCGTCAAGGTCCCGCATCTTGAGCAGGATGCTGGACATTCGCGGCACGCCGCGAGACTGTCCGGGGCGCAACCGCTCGAAGATATGCAATACCTGATCGGCCGGGATCCGTTTCGATTCCAGCGGCTTCGATCTGTTCGCCACGTCGCCAGGGTGCTGGTTGTGGAGGTGATAGGCAACGCGCTGGCCGATGGCGTTGTATTCAATCCCAGATATCAACCAGCCGCCGCCGTTGACGGCTCCCGTCTTGGTGGCGTCGAGATAGTCCGGCTCAAGCACCTGCAATTGCAGCGGGACAAGTAGCCCATCTTCTGGCCGGCGTTCCCGGTAGCGAATCAGGCATTCGCCAGACTCGAAAACGCAGCGCATAACGAGGGCCTGTAGGCCGTAGAAGTCCAGCATGCCATCGGCGTCGCATTCTGTGGTCCACTGCTCGAATGCTTCCTTCGCGCTGCCAGCCTTGACGGTGATTCCCGTGCCAACCACATTCGCGACGTACACATCACGGGCGCGGCTGGCGTATGGGTTGTCCCGGCACAGTGAGCGGGTGCGATCCCGCAGCTTGACAGCGCTGCTAGCGACTTCGGCATCCGCGCTCGTGGCTCCGGTGATCCAGCCTCCGGTGCGTCGGCCAGTCTTCGCGCCTTCGTAGGCTCGAAGGTTCAGCGAGTCCGCAGCACGGGCGCCGGCGCGCTGTATCGCAGCACGGGCAACCTGGCGTTTCAACCCGGCTTCCGGGCTGAACAGGGTGATCAGTTTGTCGAGTGCGTTCAATTCCGCACCCGCTGAACATAGCTCTGTGTGACCGGCGTCGCGATCGTCGCAGCGGCAATCAAGCCGGCTTCTATTTCGCGCTTGGCCTTTAGCAAATCGCTGATAGAGCGATAGGTGACGCGCCGGTTATCTATTTCGACGGTTAATTCACCCGTCGCGATTGCAGCCTCAATCGCCGCGAGCTGTGTCGTGGTATATGCCATTGTTTCCCGTTATTCCGATGCGCCAGGTACTGCCCGTCGTGATTGTGGCCAATGTGGCGATTGCAAATACACGAAGAATTGCAACTATCGACCTTTACGGATTCGCCAGACAGTCGTTTTGTTGACGCTGAAACGCTTGGCGATTTCCTCGTATGTTCCAACGGCCTCCCGGATTTCTTTTCGCAACATCGGCGAGCGCACGGCAATGTACACTGGCATGCCACCCCAATTCAGGCGCAGTGATCTGTCGATATCGGCGCGCTTGGGCTTGGGGATTGTCACGTGTTCCGAAACAGTGTCGATAACGGACACGATAAAGTCATCTTCTTGCACGGGCGCGAATCCTTTCATTGAGTTCTGCCGCACGGGACGCGAGCAGGTTTGTCGGTACGGATGGCGAATTCTTGCCGCTCGCGGATTCTGAAACAGTTGCAGCAGCCCGCAATTCGAGGTTGATTCCTGACAGGCGTAGGGCTGCCAGTGCGTATTTCCAACAGTCCAAGGCTTCGTTGCGTGGGCGTGTCTGGACCCATTCGGTGTAGGGGCGAGTTCCACGCATCTTCGTCACCAGCTTTTCTGCGGTGAGCTGTGCGAAGTATTCGTCATCAAAGCTGGCATCGCTCGGGAAGTGTATATACGCCGGTCCGGGCGTGATGATCTTCAGGCGGCTGTAGATCAGCGCCTTTGCCTGATCGTCGCCGATTAGATGCACCGTCAATCCCCGCTTGATCTGTCCGCGCAGGCGCTGGCGACGGGCTTTCTCATTTTCAACAATCGGCACGTTCGGCCCGGCCCGACCCTTGACTGCTACGGCCCATCGGCGCGGCTCGCAGAATGCGTAGACCATGCTGGTGTTGTAGCCGCTGTCGATTGCGACAACTTCCGGCGCCCAGAACCGCAATTCTCCGTCGAGTTGTACCCACACGTCAGGCTGTGCCGTGTCGCCGGGGATGATGATGTGATCCATGGTCCACGCCTCTTCGCCGTCTCCCCAATCGACCACGGTGACCTCAATCCGGTCCTTCTGTACGTCGACGCCTGCGGTGCGGGCAAGCGCTTTTGGCTTTTCGTCGTATTCTTCGAGCCTGGTTATCAGGCCGGTAGCGTCTATCTGGTCGCCGCGCTCTTCCCAGACTGCGCCAAGGTGGGTATTCACGAACGTGCGCAACGTTGATGTTGATTTGACTGCGGTCAGCCACTCCTTGACGAGATCGGACCATGACGGACCCAAGCCGATAGGGGCATAGAGGGCGCTGATGTGATAGCCCCGCGTGCTGCGCTCCGGGTTTCCGGATATCCAGCGGCCCGCTGAAAGCATCGCCGGCTTGTTGTGTTCGTAAATCTCGCCATTACAGGCGATGCACACATAATAGGCTTCGAGGTTTTCGCCTTCGCCTCGCCATTTGATGCCGTGCGCCGCGTCGCTGCCGCCCCATTCGAGCGCCTGTGTTTCTCCGCATCGCGGGCACGGAACGAAATAGCGCCGCTGGTCCGACTCCAGATAGCCGCGCTCGATCAGGCTTTCGTCTTTCACGGTCGGAGTGCTGATATAGAGCCGCTTCGGGCGGGCGAATGACTTGGTGCGGCCTTTCGCAAGGGATACCGGGTCACCTTCCTCGCCAACCTCTCCGGGAAAGCGGTCTAGGTCGTCCATGATGAGGTAACGGACGGAGCGCTGTGCGTAGCTGTTCGGCGAGTTGCCGCCTGACAAAAACAGAACGCCGCCGGGGAAATCGATCATGTCCTTCGAGTTGGCCGAATCACGCGAGCGCTGGCCGCCAAGCAAGTCACGGATAACCGGCGTCTCCAGCAGCAGCGGGTTCAGCTTCTGAGCTTTCCATGCGTCGCGGGCGTCAAGTGTCGGCATGAGTACCATCACCGGAGCGGGTGCGTGGTCGAAGGTGTAGCCAAGGAAGTTGACGGTGGCCTCGGTGACGCCGACCTGCGAGGACTTCATCACCCAGATATCGGTTACGCGGCTGGAAGCCGACAGGCAATCCATGATTTCGCGCAGAATCGGGTTGCGGGAAGTGCGCCAGCGGCCACGTTCTCCGGCCTGCTTTCCTGACAAGACACGGTGATCATCGGCCCACTGGCTAACAGTCAGGGCGCGGCGAGGGCGGGCAGCGCTCCAGAAGGTGTCTAGGCAGTGGGCGAGTTTTGCGGTCATTCGGCGGGGTTGACCGCAGCAAACAATGCCTCGTCAATCTCGACCGTTCCGCACCGATGCGCCGCGCGCTTGCCGTCGCCTTTGACA